ATGCAGAAGGCGGGAAACGTCGGGACGCGATACGTCCGGCAGGCGTCGACGTTCTTTGGCCCTGATCGTCACTTTGACGAGTTTGCGACAACCGGCAAGACTCAGGACGGACTGTTCCAGGCTGCCGAACTCGCCGACAACTGGTGGACTCGCGCCGGGTTCCGCAACGAGTGGGACGCGATGAACGCTGGCTGCACCGAGCGGAATTCGGTCCTGTGGCGGGACGGCCGCCCGACTCGCAGGCTCGCTGGCTCCAACGTCGAGCCCTGGCCGGAGACCACCGCATGAATGCACGGGAACTGGCCGTATTTATGGCCGACAACGCGCAGCAGGTCGTCGAGCATCTGCTGCCCAATGGCCGCAAGTCGGGGAAGGAATGGAAGGTGGGCAGCGTCGCCGGCGAGAAAGGCAACAGCATGTCTGTGTGCCTGTCTGGCGCGAAGCGCGGCGTGTGGAAGGATTTCGACAGTGGCGATGCAGGCGACCTGCTTGACCTTTGGTGCGCGTGCCGCGCGCTGTCTGTCGCTGAGGCGATGCGCGAGGCGAAGCAGTTTCTCGGCGTGCGCGATGAGATGCCGAAGCGTCAGGCGCCGACGTACCAGCGCCCGGAGCGCCCGAAGGCGCGTCGCGCGACGTCGCTCCTCGAAGAGTGGTTCGCCTCGCGCGGTGTGACGATGGAAACGGCGAACGCGTTCAAGGTTGCAGAACAGCCTCGCGGTGACGCCTTGTATGCCGTGTTCCCATACTTCCGGGGCGCGGAGTTGATCAACGCGAAGTACCGCAACATCGCCGATAAAAAAGACATGCGGCAGGAGGCGGGCGCCGAGCCGTGCCTGTACGGCTGGGATCTGATCGACCCGTCGTGTCGTACGGTGGCGATCGCCGAGGGCGAGCTCGACGCGATGACGCTGCATCAGGTTGGCATTCCCGCGCTGTCGGTGAACGCCGGCGCAGGGAATCACCAGTGGATCGACAACGACTGGGAGCGTCTCGAACGCTTCAGCGAGATTCTCCTTTGCTACGACAACGACGAGCCTGGCCGCAAGGGCGCGCGCGAGGCTGCAAACCGCCTCGGCAATGAACGGTGTCGTGTCGTCACCTTTGACGAAGCAAAGGACGCGAACGAGTTCCTGATGGGCGGCGCGCAGCCTGCTGACTTCAAACGCTGCTGCTCGGCGGCCCGCGGCTTCGATCCGGACGAGCTGCGCTCGATCGCGGACTTCTGGCCGGCTGTAAAGGCGCTGTTCTATCCGGCTGAAGAAGATTTTCATGAGCCGTTTCTCACGCTGTGCGGTGTTTCGCAGGTGTGGTTTGAGTTTCGTGGCGGCGAAGTAACCGTCTGGACCGGATACAACGGTCACGGGAAGTCGCTGCTGCTCAACCAGGTTTTGCTGGGACTCATGAATCAGGGAGAGCGCGCTGTTGTGTTTTCCGGCGAGTTGCCGCCAGCCAGGCAAGGGGAGCGGATGTCGAAGCAGATGGGCGGACTTGATCGTCCGTCGCCTGCCTATCTCGACCACATGGGCGAATGGCTCCGCGATCGCCTGTGGCTGTTCAACCTCAACGGCACTGCGTCCATCGACCGACTGATTTCGGTGTTCACCTACGCGTTCAAACGCTACGGCATTCGCCACTGCGTGATCGACAGCCTGATGATGACCGACGTCCAGTCGGATGGGTCTGGTGCCATCACGTCGCAGAAGGAGGCGATGCGCAAGCTCGCTAACTGGGCGCGTGCCAATGGCACACATGTGCATCTGGTGGCTCATCCACGCAAGGGGCTGGACGAGAAGAAAACGCCCGGCAAGCAGGACGTTTCCGGCGCTGGTGTACTCACGGACGCCGCTGACAACGTCTTCGCGGTCTGGTCGGCCCAGAAGGATGAAGCAATGCCCGACGACGACACGCCGGATGGATTTCTCACGTTGCACAAGCAACGAAACGGAGAGACCCAACGCCGTTCAATCCCACTGTTTTTTAACAACGAGGCGCAGCAATACAGCACGAGCATCGCGCGCCGGCCATACGTCTATCTCTCGTTCAGCAACGTCAACCAGGAGCATCCCGCATGAACCCGATCCCCGGAACCGTTCGATTTTCCGATATTCGTGATGCGCTGGTTCGGCGCTTCGAAGTCAACGGAACCCACACGTTCGAGCCGGTGTCAGGTTCGATGCCTCGGGCGGAGCAGGGTGAAGCCATCAAACGCAACTACGCGACTTTTGAAACTCGCGTCCGACTCGGGGTGGACGACTGGAAAGGCTTCTGTCCGTACGAAATCGCCGATTGGGCGGTGGTACTGACCGTGCCGGAATTCGGCGCATGGCAGGACATCCGCTCGTGCGGCTTGCCACTGTGGCCTCGTCTGCCCGTCGGCGAATTCACAGTTAGCTTCGGCAATCCCCAGGCGAAGGTCGCACTCCAGGTCGGCACCGAATACGACGGTATTTCGGCGGATGAGCTGCGCGCCGATCACTGGCTCACGCAGATCGGCTGGCGCGTCTTCCGTGTTCCCTTCGAGAACTGCCTGCGCGTGATGGATACGCCCAGCGATGTCGTAGAGCGCGAAGGCGAGGTTAGCGACCACTATAGGGCGCAGTACCTCACCGAGACGCTGGCGGGCACGATTCAGGATCTCCGGCATGCGCTTATATCAGCAAGTGCAAGGATCCGCTAATTGGCATAACTGATGGAGTGTTGGTTCGGCTTTCTCAACCGGAGATAAAAATGGCAAAGACCGATGTGACAAACTCGATGATTGATGCCGCAATGGATATCGGCGTCAAAACCGGCCTGTTCTCTCAGCATCCCAAACGGGAAGACGTTAAGAAGATGCTTGAGGGAGCGCTTGCACTAAACAGCGGCCGCGGAACCGAAAAATTCAATTGTCAGGTGAAGGATGCCTCCGGCCAAAAGAAAGTACGTGCGCGGATTCTCGGACCTGAACCTGGGCGCCAAGGCTATCTGGAGGTTGAAACAGAAGAGGGCAAACATCTTCACGTGCACGCAAACGAGGTCTATTCGTATAGTGCCTACAAACCACGCGGTAGCCAATCGTGAAGCAGATCGAACGCAGCGGCTCGGCACAGCGTGAGATAGCCACGATCCTCGACGAAAATCCGGGCATCACCATCGCAAATATCGCTGCCATGAGGCGCGTCAACGAGCGTGCAATCGCCCGGCAGCTCGATCGTCTCGTGGACCTTGATGTCGTGCGCTCAGAGGGATACCCGAAGCGGTGGTATCGCACTGGTCGACCGTTGCCGGCGGTGGTTCCGCGCACGCAGAAATCCGAAAAGATCGAGCAGCGTCGGCGGCGAGAAAAAGAGCGCGCATCGACGACTTTCTGCATTCCGGCGCCGGGCGAGCTTGAGCGCATCTTCCTGACATGGCAACGTTGTGGAGGTGAATATGCCAACTGAGAGGGATCTGGTGCGCGAGGACTCCAGCACGCGGCTCATCTGCGACGCGCTGGAGCGTCTGGGCCCGCGCACGCAAGCGCAACTGGCACGCCAAATCGAGGTAACGATCAGCTGCGCATGCAAATGCCTGAAGCTGCTGCGCGATGAGCGCTATGTGCGGCTCGTTGGCCAGACCAACAACATCAAAGGCGTATCGAACGGCAAGCTGCCGTTTCTGTACGCGCGCACGATCAAGCCGTTGCCGGACGTAAGAACAGGAGAGATGCTGCCAGCGCCCACGGCCAATGAATTGCGCGACATCATGAACCAGATTATCCGGCGGCAAGCTTCCATCGGAGCAGGAAATGTTCGTACAGTGAGTTCGCCTGCAATCGAGGCGTCTCCTAAAGATGAGAGCTAGCCCCAGTCACCTGGGGCTCTTTTTTCGATGAAGCCTGAATCCGTCTTCTGCCCAATCTGCCGCGCTGAATGGCAAATCTCCACGATCGCACTCGTTCGGCGCCGCGCGCCGCTTTGGTGTGACGCGTGCGTGAAAAAGGCGGATGAACGGCTTGCCGAGGCCATCAGGAGACATCCCGATGACGGTGCCGCGAATAGGTCAAGCGGGGTAGAAGGAAGGCCGAGCGGGGGCCATTAGCCCAGCCCTGAATAACCGGTGTCGCGCCGGCTCAATAAACGTGGATGAATGGCGGAGTCGCACTGCCACGACCGGGTGGAATGGCCGAACGGACCAAGCCGCGGCAGCCCGACGAATCCGGATATACCGCCCGCGACGTAGCGCACCATTCTCTGTTTGATGGTCATTTGACGGTCATTTTCAGAGAATCAAAAAGCGCGTGGACCCGCGATGCGGGTGGGAAGTCACGCCCTTTCCATCGGTCAAGCGTTTGCAGAAGGAAACCAACTCATGATGACCTACGCGATCTTCACGACTGACGGAACGATGCTGGCGCGACTCACCACGGCCACGCCGCCCACGCTCGAACAGATGGCCGACCACTGTGCGGCCGTGCAAGGCTTCGCTGATCGAGACGAATGGATGGTCGCGGCGCGTATCGACCAGATCGCCTACGCGCCCGTGCACTAACCTCTCACTCGTCCATCGACGCTCCGTAGGACCGGCACAAGCGCCTGAATGCTTCCACCTTCGCCTGTTCGCCAAGCCTATCGCGAGCAGGTCGCATCTCGAACTGGATTGCCTGCTGGATAGTCGTCACGTTCGGCGCCTCATGCGCAGCCTTGGCGTCGCGATAGCCCTTCGAGAGCGCGTCTCGCACTTTCTCCATGCCATCCGCGTCCTGAACGGCGATGCTCAGCAGCACAGCCTCGATCGCGTCAAGTCGTGCCTGGATCAGTTTGGTCTCGTAATCCATCGTTGCTCCGTAGCGTGTCGCAGCCAAAACGGCTGCCCCCGAACTGTAAGTGACGTCAATGAAGATGCCAAATCAGCATCGGATCTGAACGGCACTGACGGGATAGGGTGGCGCAGGGCGATGGGATAAGTGCAGGTCGACCACTTCCCCGCAGGACTGAGCGTAAGTCGTTGGACAGTGTGACTCGCTCAGAGATAGTCGCAAATTCGTCTCGCGCGCACGCGTATGCACGCGCGTGGAAAGGCTCAGCATCGAGTGTGATTGGGGAGGGAAGGGTGGCGGAGGAAGGTCTCTAGCGCACGCCAAAAACATCCATCAGCGATGCGTTTCATCGCCTGAATTGACCTTACATCAACCATTCGCTGATGTGTTGATGCACTGCACAAACACAGATAACGGGCCAATATCACGGCCGATGCCGCGTAAATCATTGATTATATTGAATTGGTGTGGCGCACAACAATTTAACATAATGGTATTTATCGGCAGTTTGGACTGATATATCATGTGATTCGCCCGTCGATGAGAACGATTCGCAACTCTGGGACCACCCCATGGCCCCGCCGGACGGGTGGATAAATTTGCCAGACCCTCTCTCCAATCCGCGCATCAAAAAAACATTCGGTGCCCACCGTTGCGCCCACGGTGGACCCTTGCTGGACGGGCTTTGCGGGGATTTTCGCATGAAGTCCGCGCCCGCGTCAGAGACCGTTTTTGAGTCGGTCAGTCGAGGCGGGCGTCCTCAAAATTGAGGATCTCCCGGCCCGCCCGGATAGGGTCAGGAAAAGTGCCGATGATCTTCCGCGAGGAGGATTTTGCATGGCACTCACCAACGCAGCGCTGCTGAAGGCGATATCGGAAGACCGGGCGCTCGCCTCGTCGATGATGTTTCCGCATCGTCACCCGCAGGCGTCTCCGGCTTTCCACGTCGAGATGATGGATCTCTGGCGCAGCGTCGACGAGTTCGCGATGATCGAGGCGTTCCGGGAGGGCGCCAAGTCGACGCTCTCGGAGGAATTCCTGTTGCTGGAGGCGGCTTTCGGCAACTTCGGTTACTGCCTGATCATCGGCGAAACGTACACGAAGGCATGTCAGCGGCTTGAGGCGATCAAGTTCGAGGCCTCGCGCAACATGAAGCTGCAGAGCCTCTTTGGACGGCTGAAGGCGGCCGGCAGACTGTGGAACGAGCATCAGATCGAATTGCCGAATGGGGTTCTGCTCGAGGCGCACGGGTGGGAGGAAGAGCTGCGCGGGTTCAAATGGCACGACCTGCGGCCGGACCGCGCGTATCTCGATGATATCGAGAACAAGGAACGGGTGAAGGACGCGGCGGCGGTCAATGCGTCGATGAAGAAGCTCTACCTTGAGCTGATGCCGGCGATGGACAAGGTCAAGGGCAAGATCCGCATCACGGGCACGCCACTGGCCGAAGACTGCATGATCACGCGCTTGCGCGCGAACCCCGACTGGACCAGCCGGCGCTATCCGATCTGCGACGGCGACATTGACGACCCGGAAACGAAGGCGACGTGGCCGGAGCGATATCCGATGGATTGGATCCGCAAGAAGCGCGACGAGATGGAGCGGGCGGGGCAACTGCGCGGGTTCATGCAGGAATACATGCTGGAGGCGATCGGCTCGCAGGACAAGCCGTTCGAGGAGGATCACATCCGCGAATGCGCGCTCGATCCTGCGCCATGGTTGCCGAAGGTGGTGATCACCGACCCGGCGCGCACGACGGACGTGAAAAAGAGCGACCGTACGGGGCGTGTGGTGGTGAGCCGTCTTGGTACGCGGATTTTCGTGCACGACTCGTCGGGCGAGTACTGGAAGCCGGACGAGATCATCGATGACGCGTTCAAGTCTTCCGGCCGGCATGGGAACGCGTCGGTAGCGATCGAAAAGAATTCGCTCGACGAATGGCTGCTGCAGCCGATGCGCGCGGAGATGCTTCGTCGCGGCACGACACTCGTGCTGCGTGCGCTGTCCGCTCCTCAGGATCGGGACAAGGTCCAGTTCATTATGGGCCTGCAACCGTTCTTTCAGGCAGGCGACATTGTTCTCGTCGGCGGCCGCGGCGCGCATCCGAAACTCGTGTCTGAAATCCTCAACTTCCCGAGCGGCAAGCGAGACATCCTGAACGCACTGGCGTACGTGCAGCGGGTGTTCGCCGGCATTCCGGTCTACGAAGACTTTGGCGAATGGAATCTCACCAGCGAATACGAGCCCACTCAGCAGAACCCGCTGGCGCTTGCCTTCAATGCGAGCGGAACTGAAACCACCGCGGCACTCGTGTGCATCGAGGGTCAACGGGCGGTGGTCGTTGCCGACTGGGTATCATCCGTTCCGCCGAAAGATGCCGTGCCCGATATCGCCCAGCTGGTTCGCGCGGCGTTCCCGCGCGCGCGGATCACCGCTTGGCTCCCCGCCGACGTGATGGATCAGTCCGATCGTATGCCGATCGTTCCCGCATTGCGCGCTGCGAACATGCACCCGATGCGCGGGGCCTACATCAACGTTGCTCGTGGTGCGCTTTCTCCGTTGATTCGCACCGAATCGAAGGGACGGCGCCTGTTCCTGGTCGATCGCGATGGCGCAACCCACACCCTCAACGCGATGGCTGGCGGCTATGTCTTTCCGATGGACCGATCAGGAAATAAAGGTAGTCTCCCCGAGACTGGTCCGCACAGAACCTTGATCGAAGGTCTGGAAGCGGCGATTCAAGTTATCGGCTCTCAACGCGCGGACGTCCTGCCGGAAGGCGTGAACATGGGCACCAATCCGCAGGGTGTGAGCTACCTGACCACTTTGCCGCGGAGATAACCATGGCCGTCGATCGCAAGATCACCCCCAAGGCGCCCACCCAGCGCCCCACGGATTTTTACCAGGGCAAGCAGCAGGGCGGCGCATACGGCAAGCCTGAACGTGTCGGCGAGCGCCTGCAGGGCGGCCCGATGCGTGAAAAGCTGCGTCGCGAAGGTCTGTGATCATGGCGACGAAAAAATCGGCTGGGGGTTCGGCCTGGGACATGATGTCGAAGATTCGTTCCATCCGCGCGGAAGAGCGTAGTGCGGCCAGTAAGTCCACTACTCCGGCGCGCCATCGCGGCGCTTCTGGAACCACGGTAGGTGGACGCGGCATCAACAAGCCGCCGAAGAAGGGTAAATCATGAAAAAGCCCCGCGAATTTCAGGGCACGCGTTCGGAGTCGCGCGACGTGAACACGTTCTTCGGCAAAGGACCGTACAAGTCCAACGTCGACGACCGTCCGAAGCGCACGCCGCGCGACCGGAACACCGGCACGTCGCTCGAGCGCAAGCTCCGCGGCAAGGTGATCGGCTAATCGTTCATGGCCCGCGCGAAGAAAGAGAAAAAAGAGGACAGGAAGCCCGCCGTCGAAACCCTGGACGCGCGGGCCATCGATGCTGAGAGGACTGGCGAAGAGATCGAGAACTGGGCCGAAAAGCCCGATTCCGACGCCTTCACCGACGCGGCCAAGCTCTATCCGAAGCTCGCGAAGTGCTACGAGAACAAGCAGGAGCAGATGGACCGGTGCGAGGAATACTGGTCGATCTTCAACGCCCAGCCTGACGAAAACCAGCAGTATTCCGGCAACAGCCAGTGCTATATCCCGGCTGTGCGCAACGCGATCAAGGCGCGCGTGAAGCGCACCATCGCGCAACTTTTCCCCGTCAATCACAAGCACGTCGGCGCGACGGGCCCCGACGGCAATATCCCGTTTCAGCAGATCAGCCTGCTCGAGCATTACATCCGCTCGGCTGGCGTGAAGGAAGCCGTGCGCGCTGATCTGATCGCGGGCGACGTGACGGGGCAGTGGAACCTGTACATCGACTGGTCGAAGACCCAGCGCCGCGTGCGCGAGCTCATCAAGAAGCCGCCGATCCTCGAGGATGCCGAGCTGGGCGGTGAGGTCGAAGACGTGGCGGCGGCCGAAGAAGACTGGGACTGGGAGCCGGAGGAAAAAGACGTCACGACCGAAGGGCCGGACGTCGTGCCGTTTGCGACCGAAGATCTGGCCGTCTACCCGCCCACCTGCAGCAGCGTCGAGAAAGCGACGGCCACGTGCATCCGGCTGCGCCTCGACATCGACGCGGTGCAGCAGTTCATCGATGAAGGCGTGTTCGTCGGGCATGACGCCAAAGACCTCGTCGAGACGCTCGCGAAGCCGAGCGGCGGGCGCGAAAAGTACGTGCCGCCCAAGCGCCGTACGGGCGATGCGGGCATCCGCACCGAGGGCACCTACAAATACGCGCTGATCTATGAAGCCCACACGAATCTCGACCTCGGCAACGGCAAGGAGCCGTGCTTTGTTTATTACGCGGGTGAGAACGTCATTCTTGGCATTATCCGCAATCCATTTTGGTCTGGAAAACGGCCCATCATCAGCGCCCCCATCGAGCGGATCACCGGCTCGTTCTTTGGCGTCTCCAACATCGAGCCGGTCAAGTTCCTGCAGTGGAACCTGAACGACTACTGGAACATGGGGCAGGACTCGGCGCAGTACAGCCTGCTGCCGATCACGATGGTCGATCCGCTTTCGAGCCCGAACTACCAGTCGATGGTGGTGGGCCTCGCCGCGGTGTGGCTGACCGATCCGAACAAGACGAAATTCGCGAATTTCCCGGCCATCTACAAAGACGCGATCCCGCTGTGCGAGAACCTCAAGCAGCAGATCAACGAGTCGATGGACGTGAACGACGCCATGATGGGCAAGGCGCCAGCGGGCCGGAAGAGCCAGGCACAGATGGCAGCCATGGCGCAGGCGCAGGAATCGAACATCATCGACAACGCGAAGCGGTACGAGGAAGTGGTCCTCAATCCGCTGCTCGAATGGATGTTCGAGCTGGACCGGCAATTCCGCACCGAAGAACTCACCGTCGAGGTGCTCGGCGAGGTCGGCGCGCGCGCCAATCTGCAGGTCATTCCGGTGCAGGCATTCGGCGAGCGCTACTTCTTCCGCTGGTGCGGCACGTCGTACCAGCAGAACATGCAGCGCATGCAGCAGATGATCGCGTGGATGAACGTGCTGCGCGGGATCCCGCCGCAGCAGCTCGACGGCCGCCGCCTGAATATCGGCCCGATCCTCGAGTATGGCACTGAGCAGATCTTCGGTCCGGAAGTCGCGCCGCGGATCCTGATCGACGAACGCAACATGTTCCACCTCGACCCCGAGGACGAGAATCTGATGATGCATAACGGCCTGCAGGCTGAGGTGCATCAGGCTGACGACGACCGCGCCCATCTTGCATCGCACCTGCGCGCTGCGCAACTTACTGGCGATCAGGCGGGCCTGTTCCGCGCTCACATCCAGCAACATCAGCAGGCCATGAAGGCCAAGCTGCAGGCGCAGATGGCGCCCAAGCAACCGCAGCAGCCTGGACTGCCAGGCGTGCCGGGTGGAGCAGGATCGGGTGTGGCGGGAACCCCGCGCCCTGGAGCGCAACCGGGAATGCCTCGGCCCCAAGGTCCCGCTGGAATGATCCACCCTGATCAGATGGCCTCACCGACGGCGGGGGCGCGATGAAACGCTTCTTCGCACGTACTACGCCATGGCACACGATCCAGACAGGAGACCTGATGGACTGCCTGATTCCATCGGTCCGCGCAGCCGTGATCGCACACGAACGCGGACATCTCAGGCATTGGCACGCCGAGAAGCGGCTGCTGTGGTTCTTGACATTGCGCGTGCTATGGGACTGGCAAGGCTTCCTGCAGATGTGCGAAGAGCAGGAGCTGGAGGCTGATCGGTATGCCCGCAAGATGGGGCATGGTCTTGCGCTTCGGATGTTCCTTATCGCGCACGGGCACCGGCGTAAGCAGCTCGGCTACCCGTGTCTGCATAAACGACTGGAGGCGCTCAATGGCTGACGCATTCCGGATCATCCCGCCGCAGGTGCTGGCCGCCGGCACCGACGTGCCGCCCGAGCAAATCAATGCCGGGTTCATCAGCATGGCGAACCAGCTAAACGTGGCGCTGAACACGCTGGCGAACGGCGCAAGCCCGCAATTCGCTGCGGCGATGCTCGCCTGGTTCAACAGTCTGCCGACTTCTCTGCCGGCGACCGCTGGCGTGCTTTGGAACAACGGCGGCACGCTCGCCCAATCGTAGAGGTCATCATGAAGAAACTGTTTGCCGCGCTGCTCGCGCTGGTTTCTGCCAGCGTGTTCGCGCAGAGCTACCCGTCGCCCACCTACAACAACCTCACGGTTCAGGGTACGGCGACGCTCACGAATCACCCGCTCGCTGTCTCGTCTGGCGGCACGAATGCGGCGAGCGCGAGCGGGACCGCGCTCGATAACATCACAGGCTTCTCAAGCACTGGTTTTCTGACACGTACCGGCACCGGAACTTACGCATTCCAGAGTCTGACGAACGGCATCACCTACGCGAACCTTGCGCAGGCGGCCGCAAACACGGTGCTGGGCAACTCGACCGGAGCAGCAGCGAACGTTTCGGCCCTCACGGTGCCGAGCTGCAGCACTGCGTCCAGCGCGCTGATCTGGACATCTGCCAATGGGTTCGGGTGCAACACTGCAATCAATGCCTCAAGCCTGGGCGGCACTGCTGCCGCATCGTATGCGCTGCTCGCATCGCCGACTTTCACGGGCACACCGGCTGCACCCACAGCGAGTGTCGGAACGAACACGACGCAGATCGCGACGACCGCGTTTGTAATCGCCAACGCAGGGACGGGGCGCCTGATTGGCGTTCAGGTTCTCACGACGTCCGGCACGTACACACCCGATACAGGGACGAATAGTGTAATCACTGAACAGTGCGGGGGTGGCGGTGCTGGCGGTGGTGCAGCGGCCACGTCGACCGGGCAGCTTTCTGGTGGTGCTGGCGGATCTGCTGGCGGGTACATCAAGAGCAGACTCACATCGGGTTTCTCTGGCGTTACGGTCACCATTGGTGCAGGCGGGGTAGCGGCGTCTGGAGCGGCTGGTGGTGCTGGAGGAAACACTGTCTTCGGCACATTGACCGCGAATGGCGGCTCGGGCGGCGTCAGTCAGGGTCCCGGGACTACCTTCAACGCCAACAACAACAGCAACGCCGGAACCGCTTCGGGCGGCACGATCATCAATCTCAACGGGCAACTCGGTACTGCGGCATTCGGCAACACCGCAATCATCGGCGGTATCGGTGGCGACTCACCTCTTGGCGCTGGAGGCTATCCGGGATTCAGCGGAACTGCCGGGACAGCAGGAACGGGATACTGTGCCGGCGGTGGCGGTACAGCGAACGGCGCCAGTCAGGCAGCGAACATCGGCGGCGCGGGTGCGAAAGGTGTTGTGATCGTTTGGGAGTACAACTGATGATCTATGCCATCGTAGAAAACGGTTTGGTCGTGAATACGGTTGAATGGGACGGCGTCTCTTCGTGGCAACCGCCATCGGGATCTGCAGCCGTTCAAGTGCCGACTGGCACGTACGTCGGTATTGGTTCGACCTATTCGAATGGCGTGTTTGGCGCGCCGCCGCAGCCGCCCGCCGGAGAGCCGTAATTCAAACGCTTTGATAAGGCGGGAAATATTTGTACCTTTTGCGCAACCCTGATCAGGAGATCATCGTGCGCAAAACCATTTTGGCCAACCTCATCGGCCTCATCTTTCCGGCCGTCGGCGCCGGCAATACGCCGAACATTCCCGACAACGGTTCGATGCCCGATCAGATCGGTCTGGTCAATGCGATTCTGGGCATGAACCCGTTTCAGGAAACCGGCTACAACGCGGCAACCAACACAGCGGCGTTCACGCTGACGGCCCAGCAGATCGCTGGCGCAGCACAGAACTTCCTGAATCTCACAGGCACCCTCACTGCTGCTGCCAATGCGCAGCTTCCGACGGTCGCAAGCCTGATCGCCGCTCTTCCCCAGGTCGTTCAGAGTGCACCCACCGGCATCAGCTTCCAGCTTCGCGTGATCAACAGTTCCAGCGGCGCGTTCGCCTGGACGCTGACCACGAACACCGGCTGGACGCTCGGCGGCACTCAGTCGATCGCGCAGAACACGTGGCGCGATTTCATCATCACCATCACCAGCGCGACGACCGCGACGATCCAGTCGGTCGGTACGGGCACGCAATCGTAAGAGGTCTAAATGAGTGCACTGCTTCGCCGACTTCTTGGTCTCCTTTTTCCTGGCGTTGATGATTCAGGTGGTGGAGATCCCGGTGCGGACGATCCCGGTTCCGCTGGAGATCCAGCGACCGGCGGCGACCCCGCTGCGTCATCCGACCCGACGGGCGGCGCCGAGGATGATGACTTCGATTTCGACTTCGTGGAACCGACCCCGGCCACGCGTCGCTCGTCGTCCGATGCAGATCGGATCGCGGCGCTGGAGGCGGAAGTCGAACGACGCGGTCGTCTGGCAGACGCAAGCCGAACCGCATCGCCAGTAGCTCCTCCGCCTGATCGAGACTTCGAGCGCGAAGAAGAGCGTCTGCGTAATCCCGACACGACCGAGCTCGAGCGCTGGCAGATCCAGTCGAACCGCACGATGCGCCAAAGCCAGCAGGCTGCGGCGCACGCGCTATTCCAGGCGCAAGACCTCAACGATCGCACCGCGTTCGAATCCAAATTCACGAGCGATCCGCATCGCGCGCGATATCGCGACCGCGTCGAGCAGGCCGTGCAATCCGAGCGCGCGCAAGGTCGCAATGTCTCGCGCGAGGCCGTCTATTACCACATGCTCGGCAAAGACATCGCCGACGGCAAATTGAAGCCGAAGGCCAAGGCGAAGGCACCCGCAGCGGACGTTCCGCGCGGCAAGTCGCCGGCCGTTCGCTCGAATGTGCCGAACGGCCGTGGCCAGACCGATCACCAGAAGCGCGCGGCGCGTCTGGAAGGCGTGAATATCTAACCCCAGCACGAGGACACCATGCTGACCAAAACTCTGGCCCTTCTGGTGGGCCTCCTGTTTCCGGGTGTGACGAACCAGTCCACGAGCTTCACGGCTGACGTCGAAGCGTACATTCAGGAAGAAGTCGAGCCGCTGGCACGGCGCCAGCTGGTCGCGTATCAGTTCGGCAAGCCGCTGAAACTGGACACGAACCGCGGCACGACGTACACCGCGTCGCGCTACCAGCGCTTGCCGCTGCCGTACGCGCCACTGCAGGAAGGAGTTGCGCCTCCGGGCGAAGCGATGACCCTGCAACAGGTCAGCGCCACGGCGCAGCAGTGGGGCGACCGTGTGATCATCACGGACGTCGCGAATCTCACCATCAAGCACCCGCTGTTCCAGCAGGCGTGCGAGCTGGTGGCGATCCAGATGCCGGAAACGCTCGAGCGCAACACGCTCAACACGCTGCTTTCCGCGCCGCAGGTGAACTATGCAGGCGGCGCTGCGAATCGTGCGGCTCTCACGGCTTCGAACGTGATGTCGCCGCACGAATCGAACCGTATCTTCGCCTCGATGGCCGCCTACGGCGTGCCGCGCTTCAATGGCGACGAGCGCGAAGACATGATGATCGAGGCCGGCGCCTATCGCGATCCGTCGCAGACGCCGCGCGTCAAGCAGCACTACGTGGCCCTCATCAGCCCGTTTTCGGCGCAGGACATGCGCGAAAACTCGTCGGTCCAGCAGGCGTGGGCCTACAGCGACGTCAACCGGCTCTACAACAACGAGCTCGGTGACTTCGGCGGCATCCGTTTCTGCGAAACGAACATGATGCCGTACTGGACGGGCGGCCCGCAGATCAACGGCACCGCGTCGACGTCGGGCGGCCAGCTCGCGACCGGCACGTATTACATCCAGGTCACCGCCGCGCCCGCGCTGACGTCGGTCGAGCAGACGATCTATCAGGTCTCGACGTCGGTCAGCGTTACCGGCCCGACGGGGTCGATCGCCGTCACGCTGCCGTCGTTCCCGAACTACGTTTTCAACGTCTATATCGGCACGACCGCGAATCCGTCGAACCTCGCAACCGCAATCGGCAACGGCGTGCCCGTTACCGGCGTGCTGGCGGGGCAGGCCACGCAGCTGCAGCCGAACCAGACCGTCACGCTGACGGGCATCGGCGTCATGCAGACGCCGCCGGCCGCGCCCGCGAACGGCGTGTCGGTGTTCCCGGTGATCTACATCGGCAACCACAGCTACGGTCAGGTACTGCTCGAGAATCCCGAGTTCCACTACCTGACGGGCGCCGACAAGTCGGATCCGCTCAATCAAACGCGTGTCGTGTCGTGGAAGGTTTTCTACGGCTCGATTCTGCTCAACACGGCCTTCCTGGCTCGCGTCGAATGCGGCTCCGCATTCTCGCCGGGCTATCAGGGCGGCACGATTACGACCCCGTAAGGAGTAACTGATGGTCGCACGCACTCCCCAGGAACCGGCCGGCAAGCCGGTTCCGGAGGCGGCTAACGCCGCTGAAAAAGAACTGATCGGCGAGGGCTCGCCCGCGGAAGAAAGCCGCGAGGCGCTGCTCGAGCGAATCCGCCTGCTCGAAGCGGAAAAGGAAACGCTCACCGCTGCGAAGGAAATCGCCGAAGAAGAATCAGCGCGTCTGTCCGCGCAGGCGCAATCGGCGCTGCTGACTTCGGGCGTCATCGAGCGTTTCGCCGGGAAGGCCGAAGACGGCGAAACCGATCTGTGGTTCTACCGCATTGACCTCGCGCCGGCCGGTGGTGACCACCTCAAGATCAACGGCAAGCCGTATCTGCACGGCCACACGTACAAGTTCGACACCGACACGCTTCGCTGCGTCAAGGAGATGGTCGCGCGTACGTGGGTCCACGAGAACGACATCAACGGCCATGCGTTCAACCCCTACAAGCAACACCAGAACAAGGTGCTCGGCGGTGGTGCTGCTCCGTCGTGGGCATATCAGTAATCTTTCAACCCTCCAAAGGAAAAGCATGGAAGCCTCCAAGGAAGTTACGGCTGCCACGGTGATCGGCAACTTCTCGATCACGCTCCCCGCGCCGAATCAGGCGCAGCTCTCGGCCAGCGGCTATCTGATCGAAGGCGAGGACAAAGCCTCGCTGGATAACCGCATGGACGTGGTGCGCGAAGCGCTCCAGCGCCAGCAGCGCCTGCTCGAGATCCCCGTGCTCGAGGCGCACATCGAGCAGTGGCAGAAGGCGCACGACGACATGTCGCGCGCTTACGCGGATCTGCTCGAGCGCAACAACAAGCGCAAGAAAGGGGACAAGGAAGCGAAGGCGTTGACGAGCCAGGAGCAGCAGAGCCTGTCCAATGCGCCGACCCAGATCGCGGGTATTCAGACCGAGCTCGAAAAGGCGCGCAAAAAGATCGCGGACGCGCGCGCGGGCGTCTGATCATGGCATACCTCCAGGCACAGCAGATCGTGCAGCGCGCCTGCGCGATCGCCAAGGTTCCCGGCTGGATCACGCAGGGCGGGATCTACCTGAATGCTGTCCTGGAGGATCTCTGGCTGCACCGCGATCTCAAGATCAACCGGGTCGTTGAGCAGGTTGTCGTGCAGGCCAACAACTACGGCCCGTTCACGTTGCCGCTGAATTACCTGCGCACGTACGACCTGTTCTTCCTGCAGAACAACCTGCCGTATTTTCTGCACCCCATCTCGCCGGAGGAGTGGGATCAGGAGTTCAAAGACCCCTCGATCGCAAACTACCCGTACGAGTTCATGACGCTGCTCTATGACGAGACGACGGCGCAGGCTAACCAGTCTGCCGGCCAGATCTTCATCTACCCGCAATCGTCGGGGCAGATCTCGCTCACGCACCGGTACATGGTGAAGCAGCCGGACATTGTGACGCCCGAATCGTCGACGCTCATTCCGTGGTTTCCGGACAGCCTGTATCTGATCAAGCGTACGGCGGCCGAGCTCATGGTCGAGACCGACGATACGCGTCACGATGCGCTGATCGTCGAGTGCGAAAAGATGCTCTACACGCACCTCATCATGGAAGGCGACGAGCAGGCCGTCGTCAAGTCGGTGCGGCTCGACCCGCGGCGCTTCCATTCGAATCGCACGCTCAAGCCGACGAAGATCACGGACTAGGAGCGCGACATGGCTATCCGCAATGCGAAGCCGGTCCGCTTCACGCCGAAGGGTCTGTGTGATGCCTTCGACGCGACTGACGCGTTCTCGGGCGCGTGTGAGCTGCTTCAAAATCTCGTTTTTGATCAGGGCAATCCTGAAATCATCGTCGCGCGTCCGGGTGTAGGAACAGCCGCGACGACGTTCAGCAGCTTCAATACCCCGACCTTCGTTTCCGTTTTCATCGTGATCGGTACCATCGCTTACGGCATGGTGTCGACCGCGCGCAATCCGGGATACGACGAGCCGTTCGCATACAACCTGCTGACGAACTCGTTCATTACGATCAGCGGAGTGACGTCGTCGAACGTGCCCGCCTCGCCGTCGACCAGTGGTGCGTGGACGCCGCCAACGATGGCCGTGGTGAGCACCAAGATCCTTGTCACGCATCCGGGTTTCAGTGGCACGGGATCAAACTTCTTTGGCGTGATCGATATCACCACGCCGGGTTCGCCCGCGTGGTCCTCGAGCAATCTGGCGACGAACCCGCTCACCGGTGTGCCGACGTCGGTTGCGAACTTCAACAACCGCGCCTATTTCTCCGTGGGCAACGTGCTGAACATGAGCGACACGCTGGTGCCGCTCACGCGTACGAACGCCAGCCAGGCGGTGACGATCGGCGATACCACGCCGATCACTGCGCAATCGGGCCTGCCGATCCAGACCACGTCTGGCGGCGTCATCGGTGCGCTGGTGGTGTTCAAGCAGTCGCAGGTGTGGCAGGTGACGGGCGATCCGTCGACCAGCAACCTCGCGCTCAATTACATTTCACTCACGACGGGATGCCCCGCGCCGCGCAGCGTTGTGCAGGGGCCGTTCGGTATTTTCTTCGCTGGCGTCGACGCGCCTTACATCCTCAATTTCCTCGGCACGCTGGTGCCGCTGTCCAGTCGCCCGGGCACCGATTTCCCGGCCGACCTGCAGGTGCCGTTCCAGAACGCCACGCAGCCCTCGCGCATCAGCGCGTCGTTCGCCGGAAACATCTATCGGGTGTGCGTGCCGACGCTGATTCAGGGGCAGGCGCAGACAAACGACTACTGGTACGACATCAGGCGCAAGCGCTGGACCGGGCCGCACACGTTCATCTATGACTGTGCCGCGCAGTACGGATCATCGTTCGCGCTGTCTTCGTCGTCGCAGGGCGCGGCGCTATTCGTGAGCACGACGATTCCCACATCGAACAGCGCATACAGCGACGCGGGCAGCGCTTTCTCGGCCCATCTGCGCTCGTCGAACTTTCCGAAGACCGGTCACATGCAGGAAGTGCAGGTTGTCGAATCAACGATTGAACTCGCGACCACCGGCGCACCGGTCCTTTTCAATCTGACCGCCACCGACGATCAGAACAACACGCTCGCCGCGACCGCGCTGCAGACGATGAGCTCCGGGACGCTCTGGGGCAGTTTCATCTGGGGGCAGGCGAACTGGTCGACGAACACCAGCATTCCTCACGTCTATTCGATCCCGTGGCCGCAGGCACTCGTCTTTCAGAAGATGTCGATCGACGTCATGGTGACGCCGACTGAAAAGACGCAGATCGGTACCTTCTTCGCCCGGTATCAGGACACCGGGTACACGAATCAGGGGTAATCCATGACCAACATCGTCGGCCCGTTACCGGACAACCTGCAGAACGGCACCACTGCCGACGCTTCGCAGGTGATGGCCAATCTGAATTTCATCATCAACGCGATCAATACGTATGGGCTCGCGCTCGCCGATCTGCCCGGGCAGATGCTGGAGAACCTGTCGCTCGGTTCTCTGGTGGGCGTGAAGCCATTTACCCAGACGGGCACGTATAACCCGTCGACCAATGCGAATTCCGCGCTCGTGATCGGGCAAGGTGCCGGTGGCGCGGGCGGTGGCGCGCCAGCTGCGGCGACGGGTGCAATCACGCTGGGTCTTGGCGGCAACGCTGGCGCATTCGGGGTGCTCTATGTGCCTACTGGCGTTGCAGCGACTTCCGTGACGATCGGCGCGGGTGGGACTGGCGTCTCCGGAGCGGCTGGCAATGGCGGCGGCGCGACGTCGTTCGGTCTGCTCATGCAGTGCGCCGGCGGGGCTGGCGGCACGTACGCCGGTCCGTCAAGTGGTTTCGTCGGCGGCCAGAACACGGCAGCGGCGGCGGTGACCGGCAGCGGCAACATCATCGTTTCCGGCGGCGGCGATACGGCGCGCGTTCCGGCGATCGCACTGAACGTCTCGAACTTTATTTCCGGACCCGGCGCGAGCTCGCGCTTTGGCGTGGGCGCGGCCGCAATCTTCAACTATGGCCCGGGGTTGACTGGCACTGGTTATGGATCGGGCGGCTCGGGTGCGGCCTCTTCCAACGGCACGAATGCTTATGCGGGCGGCTCTGGCTCTCAAGGGTACGTGCTTGTCTTCGAATTTGCTGGCCCCTGATGGACCAGGAAACAAACGTATCTTTTCCACCAACACTAAACACGGGGAAACCATGGGTAACCGGACGCTCACCGAAGACGACGTTAAAGCGATCGCTAAAGAGATCGAAAACGGGATTACCCAGCGTTTCCAGCTGAATGTGGGACGCGGCGTACTCGCGATGGTGTGGCGCGTGATTTTGTACGCATTGATTGCCACTGCTGCCTTCGGGGCCGGTGGTGGTTTCAAGAAGTTTTTCTAGGAGAAGGCCATGAGCATCTGGACCACCATCGAAAGCGAGTTCAACGCCATCGTTACCGACGCGCGCTCGATTCCCGAAAAGCTCGCCGCGCTGGTCGATCTGCACGGCAAGGCACAGAGCCTTTCGACGATCGAAAGCACGGTCACCACGATTATCGAGGACACGGCAAAGGCCACCGCCGACAAGGTCACCGAGATCATGCAGGCGGTGGGAAAGCTGTGACGCCCGACATCCTTGCGCAGTGTCTGGACATTCCTTTCACGCGCGCGGAAACGTGGTCCGGGCCGCTCAGCGCGGCCACTGCGCTGTACGCGATCGATACGCCCGCGCGACTGGCGGCGTTCGTCGCGCAGATCGGGCACGAGTCAGGCAAGTTCGTGTTCCTGGTAGAGCTATGGGGGCCGACTGCCGCGCAGGCCGGGTATGAGCCGCCGTCCGTGAAGGCGCGCGATCTGGGCAATACGCACGGCGGGGACGGATTCCGGTATCGCGGGCGTGGTCTCATCCAGATCACCGGGCGCGCGAACTACCAGAAGTGCGGCGACGCGCTCGGCATGGATCTGATTTCGTCGCCGGAACTGCTTGCCACGCCGTCGAATGCGGCGCTATCGGCTGCGTGGTTCTGGAATGAGCACGGCCTGAACGATCTGGCCGACGCTGGCGATTTCGAGACGATCACACGCCGGATAAATGGTGGCGTCAATGGTCTCGCAGAGCGCGAAGCGCTATGGAAGACCGCCAAGGCGGCCTTGGGCGTAGTTGATGAGCCGGCGCCCGAAGCGCAAACGGAAGGGGCAGAAAATGGCGGCACTTGATCCGATCACGGCGGTATCCGATCTGGCTACCACCATTGTCCAGCGCATCTGGCCGGACAAGACGCAGCAGGAACAGCAGCAGCTCGCGGCGGTGCTCGCGATGGTGCAGGGCCAGCTTCAGATCAACCAGGCCGAGGCGCAGAGCAGCGATCCGTTGCAGCACTGGCGCGGCGGTATGGGTTGGGTCTGCGTCGCGGGTTACGCGTGGAATTTCGTTCTTCAACCGCTTCTGAACGCGGGCACGGCGATGTTCGGCCACCCGCTCAACATGCCACCGCTCGATCTGAGCGAGCTGTCGACGCTCACGCTCGGCATGCTCGGTCTCGGAGGCCTGCACGTGGCAGAACGAATCAAGGGTGCTTCGTGAGGAATTTCGTAAAGATCGGACAGGGCATCGACACCGCGCCGCTGCTGCTCGCCATCGCGCGCCAGCCGGGTCTCTGGAATCGCCATACCATCCGGCAGGATGTTGAAGGCAGCCCACACGCAGGGATTCCTGATATCTGGCTGCGCTACAACGACGAGAAGCCGTTCAAGGAAAAGGGCGACTACACCGGATTCAACGATCCGCACGATCCGGTTTTTTATCCGGAATGGTTTGCATTGCCGCAGGTGCGACCGATCGTTTTCGGACTGATGGCGCGCGTCGAAGGTACGCGTCTCGGCGGGATTCTAATCACAAAGATCCCGCCGGGCGGGCGCGTGACGCCTCATGCGGACGACGGCTGGCACGTGAAGCATTACAACACGAAGCTCTATGTACCGCTGCAATCGAACCCGAAGTGCTGGAACCGCGTCGAAGACGAGGTCGTCCGTATGGCGCCGGGCGACGTCTGGTATTTCGACAACACGAAGGAGCACGAAGTAGTGAACGAAGGCGAGGACGACCGCATCACGCTGATCGTCTCGATCCGGTGCGAGAAATGATCAAGCATCACTTTTCTGCAGGGGGCGTGTACGCGCGTGAGCAAACGCTGCTCGCTGGCGAGGAAGTGCAGAAGCACGCGCACGACTACGACCACATGAGCTATCTCGCGGGCGGTACCGCGATGCTCGATGTCGATGGCGAGCTAAGCGTGATCCACGGCCCGTGCATGCTCGAAGTGAAGGCTGGACAGTCGCACCGCATCACGGCGGTCACCGATCTGACGTGGCTGTGTATCCACGCAGACAGCGTGGCCGACGTTGAAACCTTGATGAAGGGGTAAGCCATGCCATGGGGAGTCGCCGCAGGTGTCGTTGGTAGCGTAGCCGGAGCAGCGGTCTCGAGCGCGATGTCGCCGAGCACGTCCGGCGGGAGCGGCAGCAGCTATTACGTGCCGACGGGCCTCGGCACGTCCGATACGACGTGGCAGGACCTGCTGTCGACCCTCAACAACTATTACGGCAACCTCGATCTCAACCAGTACGGACTGGCTTCGCTGCAGAGCGGGGTGCAGGCGGCCCAGCAGTATCAACCGGGCTATATGGCTGCGGCAAATGCCGCGGGCCAAGGTTACACGAACGCGGGCACCGCGCTGACGAATCTCGGCAACAGCGATCTCGCGACACAACAGCAGCTGCTCTCCGCGGGCCAGAACGTCTATAACATGGGCCTCGATCCGCAGAGCGCGCTTTACAACTCGACGCTCAATCAGGTCCAGCAGCAGACCGGCGCCACGAACTCGATGTATGGGCTCGGGTCGTCGGCGGCCGGTGCGGGCGTCGCGAATCAGGCGCTCACGAATTTCAATCTGGACTGGCAGAACAATCAGCTCTCCCGCGCCGCGCAGGGGCTGTCTGCCTACACGGGCGCGGCGAACGCCGCGGGCAGCTACGGCCAGCAGGGCGCCAGCGCGCTCACGTCCGCGCCACAGTACGCGCTGCTCGGCGGGCAGGTTCCGTATCAGACCGCGCAGACCATCGCCGCGACGCCGGGCAATCTCGCGAATACGTATGGATCGTTCCTGAACTCGAACGTGTATGGCCCTGCGGAAAGCATGATGAGCCAGATCATCCCGTACATGAACTACGGGAACGGCGCGCAGTCCCTGCCATACCAGAACGCCACGTCGAATGCCCAGAGTTACGGCCAGAGCCTGTCCAGTGCGATCGGCGGCGTCGGGAACTCTATCCAGAACGCGGGAGGCCTGAGCAACCTGTTCAGCGGCACGACGGGTTCGTACGGCAGCGGCGATTTCAGCGGGGCGTTCACGTCGAGCCCGTATTACTCGGGCGGCGGGAATTCGTACGGCTTCACGATGTGAGGTGAGACATGGAGCCAGTGAACTACTACCTCGCGACCATGCAGGGTGCGCAGGCGAATCAGAATCTGATTGATGCGCGCCAGCAGGCAGCAATGCGGATGATGATGTACCAGCAGGCGCAACAGGATCGTCAGCGCCAGCAGGCCGCGCTCGCCGCGGCGGGCAATGCGCTGCCACAGCTGATTCAGGGGCAGCCATCGCAAATGCCGCCTCCGCCGCAGCCTCCCATGCCCGGTCAGGCGTCCCAGCCCGCACAGCCTGCGCAACAGGCTGGCGGTGGGGTGCCGCTTCCTGGAATGGGCCCGGCGCCCGGTGGCGTGCAGCCTCCGCTGCCGCCTTTCCGCGGGATGCCGACGACCGGCTCGCCTGCGCAGGGCTCCGCGCCGCAGATTCAGTCACCTCCGATGGCGGCCTCGCCTGCACCGCAGCAACAGCAGTCGGGACCGCTTACGCTCGAGAGCGCGATCAAGGTGCTCAAGGATCAGGGCCTTTCCGGCGCTGATCTGATGGCGGGGCTCGGACAGCTCATGCCCATCCTCGATTCGCAGGCGAAATCGCAGGCCGCTCAAATGCAGCAACAGTTCACGCGCGAGCTGCAGATGGCGCAGTTGCAGGAGCGCTATGACTCGCTGCGCCAACGCGCTGATGACAACGCGGCAAATCGCGCCGATCGCATGCAGGCGCATCAGGATTCCCTTGGCATCCAGCAACAGATGCTCGAACTGCGCCGCGCGTCGCTGAATGCGCGCACGCAGGGCGATCCGAATGCTGCGCTCGATCCGGATGACCTGAAATTCATGGCGCAGCAATACATGGCCGGGGACCGGACCGTGTTGCAGAACCTCGGGCGCGGCGCACAGGGCTCAAAGAACCTTGTCGCTCTGCGCAATGAAGTGCGCAAGCAGGCGCAGGCAAACGGCATGACTGGCGCAGATCTCGCGGCGGCCGTAGCCGAGTTCGAGGGCGTGAAGTCCGGCGAGCGAGCACTCGGCACGCGTACGGCGCAGGCTGGCATGGCCGTCAACGAGGCGGACCAGTTCGCCGACATCGCGTCGACGGCGTCCCAGCAGGTGCCACGCAGCCAGTTCGTGCCTGCCAACAAGGCGCTGCAGGCGTATCAGTCGAATACGGGCGATCCGAAGATCGTCGCATTCGGCGCGGCCACGAATTCGCTCATCAATGCTTACGCGCGCGCAGTGTCGCCGAGCGGCACGCCGACGGTGAGCGACAAGGATCACGCGCGCGAGATGCTGAACACCGCGCAAACGCCAGAGCAATACCAGTCCGTGATCTCCATGATGAAGCGTGAGATGGAGGCGGCCCAGCAATCGCCTGGCAAGGTGCGCAGCGAGTTTCGCGAAGCCGTGACGCGCGGCAAGCCAATGGCTAATCCGCCTCCTCCGGGTGGCGGTCTGCCGGCCGGATGGTCTGTGACGGAGCACTGACATGCCGACCTTTACGTTCACTTCTCCGGACGGGAAAACCTATGACGTGCAGGGGCCTAACGGCGCTACGAAGGAGCAGGCGTTCGGGATTCTCCAGCAGCGACTTGGCGCAGTTGGAGGCGCTGCACCGGCAGCGCAAGGCCGCGCTGTCGCGCCTCTCGATCGTCTTCCAGGCGATACGGGACCGGCGCAGGACATGAAGCCGGAGCACGCCGACGGCATTGCGAACAAGATTCTCGGCATCGGCGAAGCCGGGCTTTCGGCAGCCACTGGCGCATTCGCTGCGCCGATCGGCGCGGCGTACGGCGTCGGCAAGACGCTCGCGAGCGGGAAATACGGCACGCAGCAGGGCATTCGCGCGGGCGAGAAAGCGGGCGTCGAGCTGGCTGACAGGCTGACCTATCAGCCGCGCACGCAGGCCGGACGCGAGATGCTAGACACGGCCGGGCGCGCGCTTGATGCGAGCCGCCTGCAGGGTCTGCCCGTTGAGGGGCCGATGTTCGCGCGCATTCCCGAAGTGCCGCGCGGGGTGCTCGCTACGGGTGAGGGTGCTGCAGGTGCCGCGCGCGCCGGCGCGAATGCCGTGGGGCGTGGCGCGACGCGCGTGGCAGCCAATGCGCTGCCGGAGTTGGATGCGGAAACCGCGCAGCTCTTACGGCAGGGGCATTCGATGGGTTTTCGATTTACACCAGATCAGGTGTTCGGGAACAAATATGCGAAATACGCGGGCGAACTGGCACAAGACAATCCGTTCGTCGGCAAGACTGTTCGTGAGCAGAATCAGGCGACGTTCAACCGGAACCTCGTTTCCATGATCGGTGGCACGGGCGACAAGCTCACGCGCAAGGCATATAGCGAAGCGATGAACGAATCGGGCAAGACGATCGGCGACATCGCCGCGAAAACGCCATTGCCCATCAGCCGCCAGTTTGTCGACCAGCTGCGCTCGCACAGCGCAAATCAGTTGCCGGAGGTAGCGGGCGTCGTCAACGGTTACGTGGACCAGATCGACAAGATGGCCGGGCGCGACTTCTCGCCCCTGACTGTGGGCGGAAAGTCGGATGTGCCGCGCGAACTCCCCGGCGCAGCCTTCCGCCGCATCAATAGCGCGATTTCAAAGCGCATGCGTGAAACCGGAAATGGTGATCTGCGCTCGGCGCTGAGCAACCTGCAGGACGATCTGCTAGAGGAGCGCAGCCAGTATCTCGACAGCCGGGACCGCGTGGCCTATGACCAGGCACGGCGGCAATATGCGATCGGTAAGACTGTCGAGCCGCTCGTCGCGAAGTCTCCCACGGGCGACATTTCGCCGGCTGCATTGCTCGGGGCGGTGACACGCAATCAGGCGGGGCGCTCGGCGATGGCGCGCGGCGCGGCGGGAGATCTCGGCACGCTCGCAGACATTGGGCAGCGCTTCATGAAGGAACGCCCCTCGAGCGGCACGGCCGAGCGAGCGCTGATGCAGAACCTGATGTCACACCCGCTGGGGACCGTGGCGGCCGGCGGCACTGCCGCGCTGACCGCGCCCGTTGCGGCTGCCTACAACCGATTCAGTCCGAGCGTGACGCAGATGCTACTCGACCGACCACCTCAATGAGTCTGCTGGTTTTGATTCTTCAGAAACAGGTAAATAAGCGCCATTTCCCAAGCCGTTTTCCAGTCTTTCGCCTCGCCATCGAGGCGCAGACGCAGCATGACGGGGAATGCTTTAACTATTGCTTTTAACGTATTCATTGTGGTCTCACAGGAAAAACGACCATGCGAATTTTGGCAATCGACGTCGGCTCGAACTGTCTGGACTGGCTCATGCGGTGCCAGCAGTGGGGGCATCAGGTCCGATGGTACGACAAACCGCGCCCTGACGGCACGGACCGGCACGCGGGCGAGGGCCTTGTGCCGAAGATCCGCGACTACGACGAACTGCGCCGCAAATGGCTCGGCTGGGCCGACCTGATCTATACCCCCGATAACGTCAGCTACCTCGAAATGCTTGAGCCGTTTCGACGTATCGGTTACCCGATCTACGGCTGCAATCTGGCGGCCGTCGAATGGGAACTTGATCGCGAAGTTGGGCAGAAGGTAATGGAAGAGTGCGGCATGCGCATCATCCCTGGCAAGACCTTCCACGATTACGACAGTGCGATCGCGTACGTAAAGAAAGAGGCCAAGGCGTTCGTTTCGAAACCTTCTGGCGACGGCGAACGCGCAATGTCCTACGTCGCGAACAGTGCCGCAGACATGGTTTATATGCTCGGTCGCTGGAACAAGATCGACAAATACCGCCGTGCGGCGAAGCAGGACGGGTTCATCCTGCAGGAGAAGATCGACGGTATCGAAATGGCCGTAGGCGGCTTCTTCGGGCCTGGCGGTTGGTCGCGCGGCTGGGTCGAGAACTGGGAAAACAAGAAGCTGATGAATGGCGATCTCGGCGTGAACACGGGCGAGATGGGCACGACCGTGCGTGTGGTGCGCCAGTCGAAGCTGGCCGATGAAGTGCTCAAGCCTGCGACCGAGCATCTGCGCAAGATCGGTTACGTCGGCTACGTCGACGTGAATTGCATGATCCCAACCGACGGCAAGGGACCGTTCCCGCTCGAGTGGACGATGCGCGACGGCTGGCCGATCCGGCACAACCTGACCGCGCTCATCGAAGGTGACCCAGCGCAGTGGATGAAGGACAAGCTCGATGGGCGCGACACGCTGCGCATTCGCATGGACGAGGTGTGCATCTCGGTGCTGATGGCGCTGCCGGACTTCCCGTACTCGAAGATCACGAACAAGGAGCTCTGCGGCATCCCGATCTATGGCGCCGAGGACATGGAGCACCTGCACTTTTCCGAGGTCATGCTCGGCACCGCACCGCGCGAGGTGAACGGCAAGGTTGTCGACCTGCCGGGGCCGGTGACGGCGGGCGATTACGTGCTGATCGCGACGGGGACTGGCGAGACGATCACGGGCGCACGCCGCAGCGCGTACAGCGCGATCAAGAAGGTGAAGATCCCGAACAGCCCGTTCTACCGCACGGACATTGGAGTGGGGCGGCTCAAGAAGCAACTGCCGGATCTGCAGCGCATGGGCTACGCGAAAGGATTGGGGTACTGACATGCCTACTGACAAATGCGAAGTGGTGAAGCTGCGTAATCGCGATCCGTTTGCTGGGCTGTTGCAAGATGAATTGCTCGCCGTAATAGAGCAAGAGAAATTCGGAGACTTATCCGTGGCTGTGCTCGTCGGTGTCCTGGAATTTCTAAAGTGGAACCTGATCAACAGGAGTGATTGATCATGCCGATGAAGTCGAAGGCGCAGAACCGCGCCATGCACGCGGCAGCCGAAGGGCATTCGAACCTCGGTATCCCGAAGAAAGTCGGGAAGGAATTCGCCAAGGTTCAGCACGGCAAGTCAGTAAAGATCCTGCCGGAAAAGAAAAGGAGTAAAAGGTGA